AAGGTCATTGTTTGGTATGGGAACATGATGTTCCACATTGCGTACCTCCTAGTGAACATAATGGCAGATGTGTATTAGCAGGTAATTTAAGATGAGAATTGTTATAGTTGGTGGTGGAACTTCTGGATGGTGTACAGCTGCAGCTATACTCCATGAATTGCCTTATGCAAAGATAGTATTAATTGATAAAGATGTTCCTATTCCTTTGGGAGTTGGTGAAGCAACTCTTATTGGATTTGAACCATTTTTAAGTAAGACATGTGGATTTGATTCTAATGAATTTTTAAAAGAATTGGATGTTGGATTAAAGGGTGGTATCTTATTCCCTGATTGGGGATATGAGGGCAGTAAAGTATGGCATCCTTTTAATTTCCAGAGGTATCCTTTTTCAGATTCCCCTATACCTATGACAGATGCTTGGTCTAATCACCAAGATAGAGATTTCCAAAAGTTAATGGTATTGTATATCACATCAATGTCTAATAAAATCGATAAAGGTGCATTAGGAGATGCGTATGCTTTACATGTTGATTGCCTCAAATTAATAAAATACATTCGTAACAAAATATCAAATAATATTACGTTTATTAAATCCGAAGTAAAACAGATAAAAAAACATCGTAATGGTAATATATCTAATTTAATATTGGAGAATGGCGAGAATGTCTATGGTGATTTGTTTGTAGATTGTACTGGATTCAAGAGTATTCTTAAGGATACTAGAGATAAAGTTGATCTATCGGATCGTTTATATGTTAATACGGCTCTTGCTGGACACATACCTTATACAAATAGAGAAGAACAATTCAAACCTTATGTTAATTGTCCAGCAGTAGACAGTGGTTGGATATGGGAGATACCGTTACAATCTAGGATTGGATCTGGAATTGTTTTTAATAGAGATATAACCACCACAGAAGAAGCTAGAAAGGAATTTTGTGATCATTGGGGCCAGGAAGTAGATTTAAAATTAATAGACTGGACTCCATATTATGATAATAATATGTGGGATAAAAATGTTGTATCTATTGGATTGTCTGCTGGTTTCATAGAACCATTAGAGAGTACAGGACTAGCTTTAATAATAGAAGGTATATGTGCTTTGACTAGATTAGTTGGATCTGGATATTATAATCAATATGATATTGATTATTTCAATAGTCATATGAAATTTGGTTTTGAACAGTGTATTGATTTTGTTAATTCTCATTATTCAAAATCATATAAAGATACGAAGTTCTGGAGATATGTGAGAGAAAATTATAAGATGTCTAAGGCTCAAGAGTGTTATTTGAAAAATATGTCTTCACAAGATCCCACTATATGTGGCGGAAAGGGATTTATATTTGGAGGAATGAATTGGGTAAATTGGTTAATACAAATGGGGTATGATATAACTCCTAAGAGTTATTTCAATCCTGATGATTTGGGAGAACGATTGAAGATGCTGGAAGGAACTACTGAAAATGATGTTGTTAATCATCTAGAATTTTGTGAGCAATTTTTAGCGTAATGGAACTGTACACATATCCTCATCATGCAGAAGATAAAGAAAAACTATTTGGTATTGTTGCAGATGCCATTGGGGATGAATTGCCTCAGTATATCTTGGATGAATCTCCTGGCTGTCATGTAACAAATTGGAATATAATTGCAGAAAAACTTGAAGTGCAGAAATTTATAAGATGGTTAGAAGAAATAACAAATACTGAATTGTATAATATTTGGGGAATTTTATATGGAGATCAAGGAGGAGTGAAATGGCATAGTCATAAGAGTGAATTTCCTGCATACTCATTTGTCTATTATATTAATGTGCCTGAAAATAGTAGTCCATTAATGTTTCCTGAGACAAAAGAAATTGTTCCTTCAGAAGAAGGTAGGTGTGTAGTATTTGATCCTAATTTATTACATGGAGTTCCTCCAAGTAATCATTCTGGTAGATGTGCATTGTCTGGTAACTTGCGTATATTATGAGATTAATAAAAGAGTTAGTTATAGTGGGTGGAGGATCTGCAGGATGGATGGCAGCTGCTGCCCTGTTAAAAGAATCTCATGTCAATATAACATTAATCGACAAAGAAGTACCAGTTCCTTTAGGAGTTGGTGAAGCAACTCTTCTTAGTTTTGAAAAGTTTATGAGAGATAATTGTGGTTTTGATCCAAATGAATTTTTGGCAGAACTGGATGCAGGATTGAAAGCAGGAATATTATTTAAAGAATGGGCACATAGTGGTAATGAAATTTGGCTTCCATTTTATTGGTTGAATTATCCATTCATACCAGAGGAAGATCCATCTGTGTCAATGGTTGACGCATGGTCTACTGCCCAGAATATAGATTTTAAAAAGTTAGAAGTCTTATACCAGTGTTCTATGTCAAATATAATTGATAAGACTCAATTGGGTGCTGGTTATGCTGTACATATTGACTGTATAAAGTTAATTGATTATATTCAAACTAAGATTAAAGATAAGATTACTTATATCAATTCTTCTGTAGAACAACTTAAAGGCGATACTCTTTACCTTAAGAACGGGGAGAAAATTAGAGGTGATTTATTTTTAGACTGTACTGGATTTAAGAGTATTCTTAAAGAGGAAAGAGATAGAGTAGATCTGACAGATCGTTTATATGTTGATACAGCAGTTGCTGGGCCTATTCAATATGAAGATAAGGATGGTGAATTTAAACCATATACTACAACTACTGCCGTGGATCATGGCTGGATATGGGATACTCCTTTAAAATCAAGAATAGGTACTGGTTTAGTTTTCAATAGAAATATAACTCCCGTAGATGAAGCAAAAGAATATTTTTGTAATTTCTGGAATAACAGAATAACTCCAGATGAACTAAGAGTTATTGATTGGACTCCTTACTATGATAAGAATCAATGGCATGGAAATGTAGTATCTATTGGATTGTCTGCTGGTTTCATAGAACCATTGGAGAGTACTGGTTTGGGTTTAATTATAGAGAGTATTAAGACCCTTACTAAATTATTAAATGATGGTTACTGCAATCAATACGATATTGACTATTTTAATAATCGTATGGTATTCTCTTATGAACAGTGCATAGATTATGTCAATTCTCATTATTCTAAATCGGATATAAAAAGTCCTTTCTGGAAGTATGTTAGAGAAAATTATAAGATGTCTCAAACACAAGAAGTTTGTTTAAGTGAGATGTCTTCTGAGAATAAAACTTTAATGCCTGGAGGGAAGGGATTTATATTTGGAGTGGGTAACTGGATACATTGGTTAATACAGGCTGGGTATCATCTTGAACCAAGACCTTGGATTGCACATGATAAAATGGAAGAGTCCCTAAATCATCTTGTAGCGTGTGAAGATCGTAAGATTGAAATTGGAAAGGATCTTATTGGTCATAATGAATTTTGTAATAGGTTCTTATGAAAAGAGTTAAGAAGTTAGTTATAGTTGGTGGTGGTACAGCTGGATGGATTGCTGCGTCTTGGTTTTCTAGAAGGTGGTCTAATAAACTAGATGTGACCATAATAGATAAGTCTGCCCCAGAAAGAGTTGGAGTTGGAGAAGCTACTCTCTTAAGTTTTCCCCAAGTCATGCAAAACATGGGGTATAGAGTAGAAGAGTGGTTTACTCCCATAGATGCAACTTATAAGGCAGGTATATTATTTCCTGGCTGGGGTAAGGAAGATAATACAATATGGCATCCATTTGGTTTTGTTAGTATAGGAGAAGAGAATGTTCCAATGTATGACATATGGAGCAACTACCAAGATCAATATGATATTAAAGATCTATCTCCACTTTATCGTTCTGGTAGAAACAATTGTATTGAAATAGATTGTGTAAAAGATACTTATGCCTATCAGATTGACTGTGGCAAATTAGTTCGATTCTTACAAAATAGAGTTATTCCTACAGTGGAATACATTCAATCGGATGTTACGAAGGTAGTGAGGGATGGTGATGATATTGAGAAGTTGCTATTAGAAGATGGATCCGAGGTTACGGGAGATCTGTATATAGATTGTACTGGATGGAAACAGTTGCTTATCGGTAGTGATAATAATATTGATTATAGTGATAGATTGTTTATAGACAGTGCTCTTGCTGGTAGAGTAAATTATCTTGATAAAGATACGGAACAACATCCATATACTGATTGTCAAGCTTTAGAACATGGATGGAGATGGAGAATACCTACAAAATCCAGAATAGGAACGGGGTATTGTTTTAATAGATCTATTACAGACCCAGATGTTGTAGCAGATGCTTTTGTAAAACACTGGGATAATAGGATTAGTAAAGATGAATTAAAACTCTTGGATTGGAAACCACAAAGGGTTAAACATTTTTGGAAAGGTAATTTAGTTTCTATAGGATTAAGTGCTGGTTTTATAGAACCTTTAGAAAGTACTGGTCTTGCTCTAATGATACGGGGAATTGAATATTTGGAAGAGTCTATGTATGGTTGTGTTTATAATCCTAATTATGAACCCGAAGTGTTTAATATCAGAATGAAAGTTGCCTTTGAGAGTGCAGTTGATTATATTACTATGCATTATACATACTCTCAGAGGAAAGGTGAGTTTTGGGATTATGTCAGGCAGAATATTAAAAAGCCTGGTATGCAAGAGTATATGGAAAATCAAATAAATGATCCATATAGTGTAACTTTCCAGAACGATAGAACTAGTTCTTTCTTTGGTGGGAGTAATTGGCATGTTTGGTTATTGCAGATCATGCCCGAGGTTGTTCCTAAACAATATTGGCACTCATTGTCACCAGATCTAGTGCCAAGATTTGAAAACTATCTTAATACACTAAATCAGAGTGTGTTGGATGCAACCCCACAAAAAATATTATTAAAAGAGTGGTATGGACAAAAAAATAGTATGGTGTAATGGCACCTTTGACATTCTGCATCCAGGCCACATAGAACTTTTTAAGGTTGGTAAGTCATTAGGTGACATACTTATAGTAGCAACAGATAGCGATGAGAAAATTCGTAAGGATAAAGGTCCACTTAAGCCCATCAACAATCTCTGTGATAGAATTTCTATGTTACAGGCGATCAGATATGTAGATGAGGTATTATATTTTAATGACCGAAAGGAATTGGAAGGATTGATCCAATTATATAATCCTGATATATTATTATTGGGAAGTGATTGGCAAGGAGGAGATGTGGTGGGAATAGAACATGCTAAAGGTGTTCGGTTCTTACCCAGATTAAATTATTCAACCACCGATATAGTTAAGAGAATCCGTGACACAGTTTAATGTATTAGTAATAGGTGATAAATGTACAGATAAGTATGTTTATGGTAAGTGTTCTAGATTAAGCCCAGAACAACCTATACCTGTTTTAGATAAAACATATACAGAAGAGAAGCCTGGTATGGCTGCAAACACTGAGGTGAATTTGCAGGCATTTGGTGCCAATACTCTTTTATGTTCTCAAAGGGAAGAAATAGTCAAGACTAGGTTTGTAGATTCTAATAGTGGATATCAATTGCTTCGTTTGGATGAAACTCCTAAAGTTGGTAGAATAGCCAATGCGGAGTTGAAAATGGCCTTGATGCATATGAATCCTGATGCCATTGTTATTTCTGATTATAATAAAGGATACCTTCTTGATGAAGACTTGTGGAGTTTATGTCATAATTTTAACAGACCAATCTTTGTAGATACAAAGAAACGTAGACTTTTTCAAAAAGATAATGTATACTGGAAAATAAACGAAAAAGAATTTGATGCACTGGACAAAGATCATTTACCTAATGACACTCATCTCATTGTCACTCTGGGATCTCGTGGCGTAAGGTGGGCTGGAACTGTTTTCCAACCACAGGAAGTCAAAGTATTTGATGTCTGTGGTGCTGGTGATACATTCTTGGCTGCTTTGGTCTACCAGTTTTTAAAAACTCAACATATGCAGAAGTCTATTGATGTTGCTAATAGAGCGGCTGCAATATCTGTAACACATCCTGGCGTTTATCATTTAACTAAGGATGATATCGAATCACTATATGGAGGAAGAAATGAAAAGATCGGATCTGATGCATTACAGACTACAGGCATGGATGCGAGAGCACAGTTGCAAGGACATTGAGTATCTTGGTGTGAGAAAAGATACTCTTGGTGAAGATAAACATTTCTATAGAATTGGAGAACATGAAGTTCCTCATGATTGTATAGAAGAATTGGAAATGGAAGAGGTAGAAGAATGAGATACTGTGTAGACATTGATGGTACTATCTGCACCCCAACCAAGGGAAGGGATTACGAAAGTGCAACACCATATAAGAGTAGGATAGAGACCCTAAATAAATTATACGATGAAGGAAATTATATAATTTACTTCACTGCTCGTGCAATGGGTAGATTCTCAGATGAGAGATATCCCATCGCTGCAGCAAAGGCTTCAGAAGTCTTATTTGACTTGACTCAACAACAACTTAAAGAATGGGGTGTCAAGTATCATGAACTGATTATGGGCAAGCCTCATGCAGATATGTTCATAGATGATAAGGCTTGGCCTGATCATGTATTCTTCAATGATGTGAAATGAGAACTTATCCCAAATCCCCTAGTGCTAGTAGAAGACCTCGTAATGCGAGGGCGGCGGAACCTGTCAAGTATGTTCCAAAGGGTTGGGGATATGAAAAATGGATAGCTAACTGTGAGAAATATTGTGGTAAGTTATTGTTTATTGTCAAGGGCAAACAGTGTTCATGGCATTTCCATAAACTAAAAGACGAAGTATTTTTTGTTCAAAGTGGAAAGATTAAACTCTTTCATGGATGGGAAGATGATATTGAACATGCACATATAACCATTTTAGAAAAAGGAGATAAGTTTCATGTGCCTATTGGTCTGAAACATAGAATGTACGCACTAGAAGATACCGAACTATTTGAGTTCAGTACAGAACATTCAGATTCAGATTCACATAGGATTATGCCTGGAGATATGATTTAACACTTTTATATTCATAGTCATACCAAGAGTTATCTGCACAGGTATATTCTTGATATTTTTCTTTTAAATGTTCGGGGAATGGGATCTGTTTGATCTCAGCCCCTTCTTTTTCGGCAATTAATTCTGCAACATCTTCAAAGGATATGGGTTCACCAGTTCCAACGTCATAGATTCCACTTCCTGCTGTGTTGTTTAGAACTACATTTACAACATCACCGACATATACAAAGTCTCTGATGGCATACTCGGAGTCCTCAAATATTTTTATAACCCTATCTTCTCTTGCTTGTTTAGTGAACTTACTTACAGGACTTGCTTGATCTCCTTTACTATCTTCACCTTCTCCATATACATTGAAGTATCTAAATCCCTGAACAGATTCAAATTCATTAATATGATCCAGAACCCAGTAATCAACAGTTGCTTTAGATAGTGCGTAGTAATTTAATGGATTAATTGCGCCTTTCATGTATCCGTATGTAGCATGTATCTTACCGTAAAGAGATGCGGATGATGCATATTTAACTGGGATCTTATATTCTATTGCTTTCTTAAACAGTTCAATAGAAAACTTAATATTATATTGATAGATCTTTTCTATATCAGTTTCGGTAGTACTTGATATTGCTCCTTGGTGGAGTATAAGTTCTACTTTCTCCCAATCCTCATATTCCTCTAGAAACTTGAAAGCCCCATCCTGTTCAACTCGATATAGGTTTTCTGGATCAAGTTCTTTTATGAATGCTTGACCAATGAAACCATTATAACCTGTAAGAATAATCATGCTATGCCTATTTTATCTGGAAAATGTAATGGTAAGAAGAATACTTGAACTAGACGATACAGATCATCTGTAAAGAAATCTGGTTTATCATATGCACCATGAAGGAAATTATCTGGATACATTACCATTCTATTATACTTCATTTCTGCTAGATGTACAAGTTCCCAAGGGCCTTTACTATCTTCTATGTAATGTTCTTCTTCTGGAAGGTCACCCCAGTCTTCCTGTTTATTCCCCCATATGCCATCTTGGAATGGATTGACTTGATTCCCTTTATAGTTATAGAATCCAGTGCCACCTTGACATTCCTTACCTTTATTTAAATAAATTACACCAGCCCATCCCCTTCCTTCAGCATCTATGGGGTAATCTACATGTGGCAATCTCCTTCTAAAATTGGATTGTGTTACATTTACGGAGAAGGGAACATTGATTAATGCTTGTTGTAATGTGGGGTTTTCTTCCTTTGTTAATCCATATACATTCTGACACACACTTCCCCATACTTCAAGTAGGCCATCTAGATTCATATTCATATCTACTCTTACTCCAGGCAATCCTGCACAGACTCTTTCGTTGGTTGTGCCTGGGCATCTTATTGCAAGATTTCTAACTAGATTTGGATTTTTATAGAAGTTATCGATATAAACTATAGGGGTTTCTTGCCACCCTATAAGTTCTACTCTTGCTTCCAATTCCTCATTGACTGCAAAAGTCTCTTCTTCATCAATAAAATACTTTTTCATATAACCTAAATACTTTGGAGAAAGTTATGTATTACTGGAATGGCAAAACCCAACAGTAAAGAGGGGTTGAAAGAATACGCTCTCAGAAAACTCGGAAAACCAGTACTGGAGATCAATGTTGATGATGATCAGATTGATGATCTCATTGATGATTCCATTCAGTATTTTCACGAGAGGCATGGAGAGGGTATTGATAGAGTTTTCCTAAAACATAAGTTGACGGAAGCTGAAAGAACAACCATGACTGGAGTTGCTCATACGACAACTGCTACCAGTACTCATGGAGGAATTGCATCTGTAGATTATACAGAAGGAGCAAACTATCTTCCTTTACCAGACACTATCATTGGTGTTAATAAAGTATTTAAGATGGACTCATCCACCTTATCGGCGGGTATGTTCAACATTAAATATCAAATCTTCCTGAATGATTTATACTACTACGGGGCAATAGATTTATTGAACTATGCTCAGACAAAATCATATCTAGAAACTCTGGATTATATGCTTAACCCAGATGTTCAAATAAGATTCAATAAGAAAAATAGTAGATTATATCTAGATATTAATCTAAAAGAACTTTCAAATGAAAATTTCTTAATATTAGATTGTTGGAGAGTTGCTGATCCCGAAAGTACAACAGCTGTTTATAATGATTTCTGGCTTAAACAGTATACTACATCATTAATTAAACGTCAATGGGGACAAAACCTAATTAAGTTTACGGGTGTTAAATTGCCTGGCGGATTAGAACTTAATGGTAGACAGATATATGATGATGCTGTTATGGAAATAGAAAAACATGAGAAGACACTCATGGAAGAATATGCGATGCCACCTTTAGATTTGGTAGGATAACCGATAATGCCTTTATCACCCTTCTTTCTACATGGATCTCCAAGTGAACAAAGACTTGTTCAGGACTTGGTGAACGAACATCTACAGTTGTTTGGTCAGGATATCCTCTATTTGCCTAGAAAAATTGTCAATGAGAATACAGTTATCCGAGAGATTACTGCATCTAAATTTGATGATAGTTTTAGGTTAGAGGCATACTTAGTAAACACTGATGGATTTGGAACACCTTCGGATGTGTTAACAAAGTTTGGAGTTCAAGAACAAGATGAGATAACTTTGGTTGTTTCTAAGGAAAGGTATGATGATTTCATTGCACCATTCATAAAAATGTTCCCAGAGGGAGAAAGAAAGAATGCTAACACTCCTAATGAAGGAGACTTAATTTATCTACCTTTAGACAATGCAATCTTTGAGATAAAATATATTGAAAGGAAAGTACCTTTCTATCAGGTAAATGAATTATTCATGTATGAATTCAGATGTGAGATCTTCCAGCCTGAAGATGAGGTTGTTGATCTTCCTGATGGATTGGTTGATGTTAATGGTGAAGATGTAGATGAGGGAATGGTAACTAGAGGTCAGGTTATCACTTTACAGATGGAGTCAGAGGATACCGACAATGCACTTGCTACTGTATCTCTTGCATCTACAGTTACAGGAGTCAAGTCTGTTCAATACATCAAGATGTTTGATGATGGCAACTACTTGGGTACTCCTAATGTTACCGTACACAAACCAACTGGAGGCAATGGAGCAAGTGGTTCCGTTACTGTCGCAGAAGGTGGAATTGATGCCGTAACTATAACAAATAGTGGATCCAATTACTTGAAGGTTCCTGTTGTTAATTTTACTCCTCCAAATAAAACTACTTCAAGTCAGATTAAGTTTGGTAATAATTCCTTAGCACATACTGCCACGACTGACGTGATTGGTGCTAACCTCCACTTTACATCTAATGTAGATGCTAGAGATAGTGGAGATGGTAGATTATCATTAAGTTTCTGGTATTATCCAACTAACTTCGATCCAGTTGGTAATTATACTGGTGCAACATTGATGTGGACAAATAGATTCAAAATCTATCACAGAGATACTGGTAATATAATATTTGCTTCTGGATCTGGATCTATTGAAAATACTACAGTATTGACTCTCAATTCATGGAATTTCATTAGAGTTGAACAGTATAACAGTGATGCAACTATTTCTGTTAATGGAACTGCAAGTAATAATTTAAATACTGCAGATCCTATTATGTTCTTCGCTGGAGATTCATTGAAGTTGGGTGCAGATACAGCAGGTGCTGGTAAGGTTCCTAGTCAAACTACATCATTTACTGGATATCTAGATCATATAACTGTTAACTTAACTGGAGACAATGCATTAAGAGGTTCCAGTTCTAGCCAAGTTCCAAGTAACACTACATCACAAGAAACTGATATTCAAACATCAACTACTGCAGCATTTATTCGTAAGTTAGACAACGAGTATCCTGCTGTTACGGCTACAATAGATGCCAATAGAGTGGTATCAGCATTAACTATAACTGATGAGGGATACGGATATACTTCTGTTCCTGTCATGACAATTGAGTCACCTGTTGTTGGAACACAGGCAACTGCTGTTGCAATTATGACAAGTAGAAGTGGTATTCCTAATCAGGCAGTTGATAGGGTATTACTTATCAATCCTGGCATAGGATATACCGAGGCCCCACAAGTTGTCTTCACTGGTGGTTCCCCAGTAAATAATGGTGTTGCAATCGCAACTGCTATAATATCTGAAGCAGTACTTGGCCCAGTTGCAATTAGTACTGGTGGTCAAGGATATAACTTTACTCCTACAGTTGGTATTACTTCTGTATGGATTCAACAGTCTAATGAAACAGCGGAGTTACTGTGGAACGCACAAGCAGAGGCAGTTGTAAGTACTGCTGGTACTGTTACTCAAATACGATACGGTAATGCTGGTGCAGGTTATACTAGTACTAATGCTGTTGTTGCAATAGGTTCTGCAACATCAAATTCCTTCGGAGAATATGAATTAGAAGAATCTATTCGGGGGGTTTCAACTGGTACAAGTGCATATGTTGCTTCATGGGATACTGCAAATAATATCCTTAAAGTAACTATCCCAACTGGAGACTTTGTTGTTGGAGAGGTAATTGTTGGCGCAGGTGCAAGTTATAGGATTCAGTCAATTGAAAGTGAGGTGGATGGAGACAGACAGTTTGCACAGAATGAGACATTTGAGTTTGAAGCTGATCAAATTCTAGACTTCTCAGAAAGGAACCCCTTTGGGGAATTCTAAATAGTTTTATAAGTTAGTAATATTATGTTAACAAATCATTTCTATCATGAGATTATCCGTAAGACAATCGTGTCTTTCGGAACCTTGTTTAATAATATTGAGATTAAGCATACCGATAAGGCTGGTAAGACTGTAAGTGTTACTAAGGTTCCTATATCATATGGTCCTCAACAGAAATTCTTAGCTAGGGTAACTCAAGGTAGGGAATATAATCAGGATGTAGGAACTACACTTACATTGCCTAGAATGTCATTTGAAGTTATGGGTATGAATTACGATTCTACTCGTAAGGTTTCTACAATGCAAACCTTTAAGGCAGTTAATAAGACTACCAATAAATTGATTAAAGGGTATATGCCCGTACCATATAATAT